TTTTGCGTCAAAGCCAAGCGAAACATTCCAGACTACTTTCTCGCCGCGTTCTTTAGATTCGCGCACTATCCGGTTATAAGCGTCTTTGAATGCCATCCTTGCGCCCACTTCATCGCCCATACTTAGCACTGGCTTACATATCCCCCAAGCTTGCGCCATGTCTTGCGTCCATACAACTGTATCGAACTCGTCTTGTGCTTTAAGCGCTATCGCCCATGCTTCATCAGCATCGGGGCGCGGGTCTTGTCTTGCATCTATTTTTGCAATCAAGTCAGCCGGGGCAGGGAAAAATCGGCCACGGTCAGAATCCCGTAAATGCGCTTCCAGGGCGTTTCTAATGTCTTCGATGCTATACCGAGCCATCACTCTGAAAAACATCGCAACCTGCGCCGATTTAGGCGGGTTCTTGCCCATTAAGTCGGCTGTACTTGTCAGCAATGCTTCAAAGTCGTCAAAGTCTGTCTTAAACATCAATCACCTCTTTTTGTTCGTCAAGGAAGCCGAGCATGCGCTTTGCTTCCAAGTTTCGTGTCTTTGCGTCTTCTACGGGTTTGCCTGTCACCCACTCGGCTTTGAATCCAATCCAACCGCGTTCACAACAGGTTTGCAGGGCTTGTTGAAGTGAATATCCCGCTTTTTGTGCTTCGCGCTTTATGCCAGCAATAGCGGTTTCTGTAATCGGGGCTTTTTTTGCTTTTCTGAGCGTCACGAAGTCATGCGCTATTTTTTCGTCAATGCCGGCAAGCAAGTCCGAATTATTGAGCGAAGCCGTATTATTGACGGTTCCTTTACGGTTCTTTGATGGTTCTATTACGGTTAGGGTGCACGTGGTGCGGGGGTGGGGTGCATCTCCTGCGGGGGTGGGGTGCACGTGGTGCGGGGGTGGGGTGCACGTGGTGCGGGGGTGCATCTCCTGCGGGGGTGCATATTGTGCGGGGGTTAGCGTGTACTTAGTTGATCTTCCGGTGCTCATTTGGCGGGTTAATGCGCCGTGCTTTTCAAGCCACAAAATAGCATTTTGAACGGCTCTTTCAGATGCACAAACGCGCTCACATATTGTGGCTATTGACGGCCAGCATGTACCGTGGTCGTTAGCATTGTCAGCAAGGGAAATATAAACAGACTTTGCCACTTGGGGCATTTGAAGCGGCCAAATAACGGCCATAATTCTGGTACTCATACTGTCCTCATTAGTGACTAGCCCAAGGTGGAAATTACCGGGCTGGCGCACTTTTCAAGTGAAAAACGGCATCTTGAGCCAGTCGCTAATGAAGACAGCTAAAATGCCAACCTTTTACGCTTTCCACGGCGCAATTAGATTTTATTCGTTTGCTTCAAAAATGCAAGCCCCTGCTTAGTAATCGCCCACACTCGTGCGGGTCGTCCTTTTTTGCTCAGCCTTGTATCAGTCGTAACTCTGACATAATTTGTCATCTCTGGCAGTCGTCGGCTAATCTGGTACTTGTCCAGCCAGCAATTCACTGCTATTTCGTCAGCAGTGCCATCTTTCATGTCAGCAAGTGCTAGTAAAATAGCTCGGTAGTGGTATGTCGCAAATTTTTCAGCGTTCTCGCCAGCATCTTTACTTGTTGACGGGTCTGTTTTTCTTGCTCTCATGGTCATCAGCGCATTTGTTAGCTGTTGCGTCCAATGGTTTTGTAAGTCTTTCTTTTTTACTTTCATTTTCATTTCCTATGAAATAATCACATCCTTTTGCTGGAACCAAAAAAGCCTCAAAGTCACGCACTACTTGATAACCAACAGGCCGCCAAGGTGAAGTAAAACGTGCGCATTTATGTCGCTGTTCGCATTTTTTGGCTTCGCAACGCGCCATGTCATAAGGTAATGTCATACGTGCCACCATGACTTATTTGACGTTACTCTGTCAATCGTGCGCAGGTGTACGCCGTACTTTTTTGCAAGCGCTTCATTAGTCAAATTGTTTTTAATATGCGCTCGTAGGCTTTCCCGTTGCCGCGCCGCGCTTCTTATGTCTTCAATGTCAGCATCGGTTAGCTTTGACTGCGGCAACTGCTCACCGCGCAAGCAATATTCCCGCGTGCGCGCTAAGTATTCACCGCGCTCTAATCGAGTTTCGGGTCGATGCATTTTCATATTTGACCCTTGCACGGCCATGTAGCGCCAAATACAGCTATCACTATTACATATCCGTCTAAGTGTCGATATTTTGGGTCTGTTTTTAGGTAGTTATGCACAACATCACGCGCTTGTCCGAAAGTAACTCCATCGGGTGAACAGTGGGCGGTTCCTCGCATAAGCTGGAAAATGCCCGTTATGTATCCTAAGGCATGCATTTTGAGCATATGTTCACTGCTTTCAATGTTGTCCAGCAGTGTGTTTCCTGTCACTTGTGCGCTTGCAGTAGAGGCGGCAAACAGTAGGGCGGCTAGTAGCTTTTTCATTTCACTTTTCCTTTATCGTTTCAATAAGAAGCCTGATGCCATTTGAACTGTCTAACGGTCGCTTGCCGTTTTCTTTTAAGTATTTCCTTCCCTGCTCGTCAATCCATAGTTTTCCTGCTTGACGTATATTTACTGTTTTAGCAACGTTCAGGCGTTGTAGTGTTCCAGTGTGCGTGTACATTAAATCACCTTTATCAGTTCACGTTCAAAAAGTTGAGCTATGGTCTTTCGGTGTGCTTCTTCCCATAAAAATTGTTTTTGGTGCTTGGTTAGTGCGTTTCCCTGGTCAATATCAGCATGACACCTGAAACACAAAGCCGCTACCCTGTAATCATGCGCCTTTATCCCCCTTCCTTTTCCGTCTCTGAGTTGGTTCGAGTGTGCCGCTACGACCGTGCCATCGTCCGCACCGCAATTTTGGCATGGGAAATCTCTACATGCTCTTAAAAGTTTTTCGTTTCTGTACATTGCATTGCCTTCCATGCTTTTATGTATTCAATCAAATCTGTCATCTGCGACTTACTCAGGGTACTAGTACGCTGATACAAAACATCCATGCCCTGACCGTCCACGGCTTGAACATACAAAACCCCGCCTTGTTGAGTAGCACGCATCCATGCCGCTGTAAGTAGTCGCTTCCATTGCTCTACCTCCAGCGTCATGTTGCACCATTTTTTATTTGCTGCCAGCTCCTGCAATTCAGCGTGTAAAAGCGCGTTTTGCTCAAGGTTGCGGGTCGGTTCTGTCACTTTCACCACCCAACCATCAGGCGCTTGCCTGATAGCTTGGATGGCGTTTTCTCGTGCAGCCTGGTGGACTAAACGAAACATCATTTATTTACTTCCCGCATCTTTGCCGTCGCACTGTGCAACATCAGTCCATGTATTTTTTTCTGCATTCTTAGCTTGGCCAATCTTTTTAATAGCCGTACGTTTTTGGCTGCTCACTTTTGACCATAGCGCCGTTTGTTGTTCAGTGTCTAGGGTTTGCTTGGCTCTTGTGTATGCGTCAAACGCCGCTTGATCTGAGGTTGCGCCTTCAATTTCCATCGCAAAATCAAGAATCAGGGCGCGTTCCTGTTCGTCACACTTGTCAAAATAGTCCATACCACCTACGTTAGCTGGTATTTGCATAGGCTTTTTTTCAGCAGGTTTTGGCTTGCTTGCAGCGTTGCCATCGTCATCTTCGGGCGCAATACCACACACTGCCATCAAACTATAACGTCGCGCATACGTTAAAGCCGAGCCGTACCCTTGCGGGTCTTGCTTGCTGGCTGGTACGCGCAAAATCCCGCCGCTGATCTGTTCACCGCTTTCGTGCATTAGTATTGTTTCCACGGCTACGCCAGATTCGCACTCGTGGGTTTTTTGCATCAGGGCAAAGCCGTTTTTGTGCAAGCTGTCAATTACAGCCTCAACGCAAGCGCTTAAATCAGCGTATCGGCTGCGAAAATGCGGGTTTGTGCTTGTTTTCAGTGCTGCGCCGAATCCTGCCTGGGCGCGTACAAATGCGGCTGCTGCTTTCATGTCTAAATACTCCCGTTCTTTCATCACTGTTTCTAAAAATTCCTGTTGGCTCATTGTTTTGGCTCCCTTGCTTTCATCATAGCGTC